CATATATGGCATCTCGCTGCAGACCAGCGGGGTCACCCCATATACGTACCTCATATTTAGGGAATCTAGTCTGCAGTTCAGCAATTAGTTGCTGGCCAAAGCGCTCTAGTCCCATGTCAAAGGTGACGATCTCATGCAAGATGCGCCACTGGCCACTTGGATGGCGTTGGCCAAAGACTGCTGCAGGCGTCAAACCAAAGTCAAGACCGACTTGGATAGGCAAATTAGGATCTGCCTCTAGGTCAGCAGACATTATGTTGTCATCGTACTCAGGCCAGACGCTTTTGCCGTCCTTTACAAAGGTGTAGACGCCTTGGGCATAGCAGCGGATCCAGTCTAGATTTTTACCAGCAAGCTGCTGCAAGTAATACCCAGCTGGTAGGTTATTAATGTTCTCGGCTTTAGGGTTTAGGCGCCACCATTTGCCACTTGCGTATATATGGTCATTGGCCTCTGGGTTTTCTGGCAGATCTTCAGCTGCTACTTCAATCACACCACCTGGTTGCTTGAAGAATTTCCATGCGTACTTGCCGACAATGGGTTCTTTCTCCGCTACTCGAAACCACCAAGAATCATCATCAGTCGGGTTGGTGTCCATGATGATGCCGTGCCAGGTAGCACCGCCATCACGCTTGGTAGGGTATCGGCCAACACGGTGGGTTAGGCCATCAATCACGGCCTTGGGTAACTCACGTGCCTCATTCACCCACGCACCAGTCAATTCAAGCGAAAGCAATTTCCTGACGTCTTTTGGTTGATCAAGGGCTAGAAAAATAATCTCGCAGTCAATGCCGGCAGCGTCACCCCTGGCAGGCAAGCGGATATGGTGGGTAATAGGTGGCGTCCACAGCAGATTACCAAAGGTGGCCTCTGGGAAGAGATCTAGCCAGGTCTTAATAGTGGTGGTCTTGAGCATAGGGTAGCTGTTACGCACCACTGCCCATCTGCTGTACTTGATGCCGTCCACAGGGGAGGGCTTTTGCTGGACAGCTTTGATCATTATCTTGGCTGCACAGGCATAAGACTTACCAGAGCCAACAGGACCCATTAAACCTTGTACAAAGGCATTGCTTTGTATCATGTCATAGACGATTGGGCTTTTACTAAAGTCTAGATTTAAGCCAGCCATTGGCATCTCACGTGGCGAATGTTCTTTAGTTTTCATGGTCATCCCTTGGTTTGTCTTCCACATCCACAACATCTGGCGCACGTACATTGATACCAATCACGCTAGGCTTGTCCTCGTTGTCTGGGTTGTCCAGCAAACCACTAGCTTTAGCCAGGATCCGCAGCACGGCCACCTTGTCATAGAGATCAATCTCCAAAGTAGACGCACCGTCCTTGTCCACACGCACCTTGATGTTCTTAATAGACATCAACGCAGTCTCTGGTATCAGATGACTAGCCTTTACTTTGACCTGACCGTTCTCATCCCAGCTCATGATGTCGGTAATCTTTGTGTTAGCCATGGCCAGCAGGGCATACGCAGTGGCCTCCTTGTTCTTGACCAGCGTAGTAGAGCGCTCCAGACGTCTGACAATGGAGCGAGTACCACCCCATCCAGCTACAGGCGGGATCTGAGTTGGGTACTTAGTTCTGGCCATTGCGAGCTTCAAGCATTGCATCAGCTATGCGATAAGAAATATCAGCAACGTGTTCATTGCTGTAATCACCAACTAACTCAGCTGTTAACAATCCCTGCAGCGCCATGCCAGCAAAGAAGTCTCGCAACTTCATCTCATCCATTCCAATTTGTTTGTCAGTCATGGTGAGCCTCAAAAAGGAATATCGTCATCCATGCTGGCAACAGCATTGGCAGCAGGGGAGGGTTTAGCAATTGGTGCAGCTGGAGCAAAAGGCTTTGGTTGATCAAGCACCATGCCTTGTTGTTGGCCAGTCTGCTTGGGCTGCTTTGGCGCACCAATCTTTAAAGCAAACCAATGCTCTCCAGCTTTGGTCTTACCAGGCTTGATGTCAATCCAGTGCAGCGTCCCATCTGGCAACATAACCTCACCCTTGTACGCAGGATGCCAATCCTCAGTCTTGTTCTTGTTCTTGAAAGCAGATCCCTGGCCAGGTCTTAATTCGTAGTTAGTAGTCATTAACTTAGTCCTTTGGTTGAAAAAATAGAGAAAATGTGAATGTAGAAAAAGGTATACAGAAAGAAAATGGGGAAAAATTCATCTAAGCCCCCTATCGCACAGGTGGGTGGGTGGGGGGAGGTATAGTGCTTTCGTACTCATATGGCATTTCGCATCATCCAAGCACCCTCCCGCCCTGTACAGAATGCTCTCTCCAGAGGGGAATGCCTCCTTTGTACATATTGCAGACGAACCATTGGGTTTTGTACATGAGCAGATAACAGGCTCTACAAGGCTTTGAAGTGCTTGGTGGCTACCGAGGTATTGACTTGGCATATTGATGGCCTTCACGATGCCACAGAACCCGCGGAATCGGCATTCATCTTGGCTTCAACCAGTACCATGTGCATGATGCCTTCAGCAAGCAGTCGATCAGTGGGTGGTATGCCCTCGGCCTTGTAGGCAGGCAAGAGGATGTCCAACTTGGACTTAACCACAGCTTCACTTACTTTCATTTTGTGTTCATTCATTATTATTAAGTTAATATTAGATATGTTAAATACCGTGTTCTTTGATAACCCTACGTTATCACTACTGATAACCTCAGGTTGTATAAGTGATTGCTTATGTAATGAGTTATCCACAGGCTTATCAACAGCTGTATGTGCCTTTGGCTTCAGCTTTGACTTCATCTGTTTAACTGTTATCGTTTCCTTGTCTTGAGGCATTTGGTACTCCTTCTTGATTGGTGTGATGGTTGGGTTGAATGTCTGCTTTAGCATCTCTGCTATGCGCTTGAGGCCTTCCTTGTCTACATCATTCTGTAACCTTTCTTCTTCAGCTGCTATGAGTCCTGGTGGCCTTGCATCTTCCTTGTTGGACACCATGGCGATAGCCTCTTCACCAGTTATGGTGGGATCAAAGATCACTCGGATAGTCTCGTTCTTGGCGCCTGCATAGCCTTTTCTGAGTACCTCGATGTAACCCAACTTCTTGAGCTTGGATACTTGTCTGCTGATTGCTGGTTGGCTTACGTTTAGATCTCTTGCTAGTCTTCTTTGACTAACCCAAGTAATGCCAGCACGATTACAGAATGCACACAGGCCTGCTAACACTGCTACACCAGCTGCACCCAGTTCCTTGTCAAACACTGCCTTGAATGGCAGCACAACAATCTTCCTTTGGTCTGGCAGTGGCTCCTGCAGCTTTAGCCTGGGCTTCTTTGGAACCTCAAATGGCAGCACGTTATCTGGCATTGCGCTCATCTCTGTATATCTCTCTCATGTATTGGCGTACCTTCTGCTCTACGTTTGCGCCATAGACTTTGTCTAGGCTGGCCAGGTGCTTGTCTATCAATGCTTTGTCCTTGAGTACTTCCCAGGTTGTCAGCAGTTCCCTGGCATTGGCCATCAGTAGGGCGTCCAAACTGGGTGAGGGCGCATTGCTGGCTTTGCGGTAGATGTAATGCCTCTTCATGCATAACTAACTTTCTTGCTCTTCCTTGGCGCCCTTAACCTACTTTTGCTGGCCTTGGCTAGGTTTTCTATCCTGGCTAACTTCAGCTGCTCCATGTGGGTAGCGTCCAAGATCTGTGTGATCTGCTCGGTAGTCTTAAACGTGTGTAAGTTGGCACACTCGTACCGTCTGATGGTGATGTTGTTTTCACGCTTACGTGTGTCTTTGACTAGCGTCCAGGTCTGGCAAATAGGACACTGCATCAGACCCCCTTATTAATCTTCTTGGCCAGATCTAAAGTGATCTTGCGTGTCTCGTCTAGCAGCTCTCTCAGGTCTTGGACCTTGTGCATCTCGGTGTAAAGCGCCAGCTTTAATTCCTCGATGGTCTGCAGCCACTGTCTAACTTCATGGTTAACCGTCTGGCTTTCCACCACAGTGCCGTCCTCATCTCTGTACAGCGCTATGTAATCCTTGGTCTTACTCATCTTGGTAGCTCCAAAACAAAAGCAGAACCACGCCAATAAAGGTGACTACTACGCCAGCAATAAACATGAGGATGCACAGCAAAAGAATGTTGGTCATTGCTTGGCCTCCAGCTGGCGCACACGATCTGCAAGCTCACGCACCAGGTCAGTCAGCAGCGCCACTTCCAGCATCAGCTTTGTCTCTTTGCTTGGGTTGCTAATGATTTCTTTGCGTACAGAGCTTTGCTCCATAAGGCTGAATGCCTCGTCTTCCTCTGGCGTGTGATCAATCATGTGTCTTGCTCCATTGCCCAATGAAGAATGGCCAGGGCATCGGCCTCGTTGTCATCAGTTACTGGATGGCCTTTGGCCTGCATGGCAGACACCATTGCGTCTTTGTTTGCGTTGCCTTTGCCAGTAGCGTGGAGCTTGATAGTCCCAACTGGCACACCGCTGTAAGGGATCTGGTGGTGTTCACACCAGGCAGTTAGCGTGGCCATCAAGCCACCATATGTATGTGCTGCGTCTACGCCAAGGTGACGCCTAACTTCTTCAAAATAAACAGCTTGGATATCACCGACACTGGCTTTGATTTCGTTGAGCCATTGCTTAAAGCGTAGGTACTTCATACCGCCACCCTCAAACCGCTTTGGCTTGAGATCTACCCACCCATGCACAACTTTGCCCTGCGTCAAAGCTGCCCAGCCAGTGCGTGTGCCGAGATCAACGGTCAGGATGGTGGTAATCAAAATACACCCTTACGACGCATCTTTTCTACCCAGGCCTCAACGGCCTCGCAAGGCGGGTCATAGGCGTCTATGTCATCAGTCCATTCGAGCGCCTCAGTGACTACCTCTTCTGGGATTTCTTCACCCTCAACCTGGTCACCGTCTTTGGCCATGTCCAAGAGTTTGTTTGCCTCGTTGTGTGTCATGCTGATTGCCTCCCAACCAAGTCATCCAGCCTGCTATGCAAGTCTGCGTACTGCCTGGTTAAAACATCCTTGATCAACTGGTCTATCAAGCTAGAGCGTGAGCGCTGTTGTTCTTTGCAGGCCTCATCTAACAGCTCCTTAGTGCTAGGTCTAAGGCGTATTAGCATTGCAATCTTTGGTGTCTTTTCCATGCTTTTTGTACGTTTGATATTAAGTAGATATCAATTCTAGCGTTTGAATTCTGTACAGAGAATAGGGTATTAGGGTTTTCCTTAGAAAATAATACAAATAAGGTGTTTACAAGACCTATGGGTTTTGTAATAGAATCTAGCCAAGTGATATCAACCTGATATCGCAGACAGAACCAACCATAAATAGGATGTTCTATATGACACCGCACAGTGGCAAATTTGTAGCGTATTACCGAGTATCAACAGACAAGCAGGGCGTATCAGGCCTTGGGCTTGAGGCACAACGACAGCTGGTCAATACATTCCTCAATGGTGGCAAATGGTCCATCATTGGCGAGTACACCGAGATTGAGTCTGGCACACACAAGCGCCTCAAAGACCGCCCCAGTCTCATGGCTGCACTTGACCTGGCAAAGAAGCAAAAGGCCACATTAGTCGTTGCCAAGCTGGACCGCCTCGCACGTGACGTGCAGTTCATCTCTACATTACTT